TGACGAAGTATGGCTCTATGCCACAAATACTTCTTCATCGGCAGTTGTTCTTACTGTTCAATACGGTGGTACGGGTGCGGTGCAAAACGCTATTACACTTTCCATTCCAGCACAATCAGGTTTGACCCTTGTCGTTCCTGGACTTATTTTGACAGGTGATGGAACAAACGCAAAAACAATTTATGCCTATGCTGCAACGGCAAGCGTTATTACAATTTCAGGTTATGTGAATCGCATCGCCTAATGCTTTGGTTAGCGTTGTATGCAATATCTGTATCTGGAATTATTATGTGGAATAACGCGAGGTATAAATAATGGCTAATCCATTACGCAGAGCAGTTTCATCAAGCCAAGTAGCTTCATGGATGACAAATAGCATAGTAAATCCTTCTCAAACACGAATTACAGTTAGTGGTGGCACACGCACTTCTGACGCAACTTATTATTATCAAACATTTTTATCCACTTCATCTTTGACGGTTGCAGGCGGCACTCTTGTTGGAGATGTTCTTGTAATTGCTGGCGGTGGTTCGGGTGGTGGCTCTCTCGGCGGTGGTGGTGGTGCGGGTGGAGTAAACTATTCTGCTTCATACAATCTAAGTGGAGTTTATTCAGTAGTTGTTGGCGCTGGTGGTGCTTCTTTACAATCACCCGCAGTTGGAAATAACGGCAATAATTCTTCTTTATCTGGCGTTGTTGCTACTGGTGGCGGTGGTGGTGGTTCTTATCCAAATGCAGCCGTCAACGGCATAGCTGGCGCAAACGGTGGTTCAGGTGGCGGTGGTTCAACATCCGATTCTGGAACAACAAAAGGCGCACCGGGTACTGGTATTGCAGGACAAGGAAATTCTGGTGGTACGACTACTATCACTTACGCATCCGCAGGTGGCGGTGGTGCTGGTTCAGTAGGTGGCTCTGCTACATCATCTAATGCTGGTTCTGGTGGAGCAGGTACAGGTTCGTATTCTTCTTGGGGTGCGACAACATCCACAGGCCAAAATGTAAGTGGAACTTATTATTACGCTGGCGGTGGCGGTGGTTCAGGTTATACAGGAAACACAAAAGGTTCAGGCGGTAACGGCGGCGGTGGTGCTGGCGCACAAGCAAATACAAGCAACCAAGCGGGTATAGCAGGTAGCGCAAACACAGGCGGCGGTGGCGGTGGTGCAGGTTATGTTGGAACGACATTCCCAGCGGGTGCAGGTGGCTCAGGAATAGTTATCGTTCGTTACACCCGCGCACAAGTAGGTGGATGATGGCTCACTTTGCAGAGATTGACGAAAACAACATAGTCCTTCGCGTTATCGTGGTTGCCGATGAGGATAACCAAGACCAAGACGGCAACGAAAACGAAGTAATTGGCGCTAAGTTCTGTCACGATTTACTCGGTGGGCGTTGGATACAAACCTCATACAACAACCGTATTCGTGGAAAATACGCGGGTATTGGGGATATTTATGATTCAGCCAAAGATGAATTTATCTCACCACAGGCCGATGGTTCACCCCGTCTGCAATAACTGTGGGCAGGGCGAGTACGAGCTGATCTAGCAGACGGCGATTGAGGTATGATAGAATAGCGGCATGACAAAGATAGCGGTGTACTCTATCGCTCTCAACGAGATTAAACACGTTGAGCGATATGCCGCTGCTTGCAAGGATGCAGACTATATCATCGTAGCAGATACAGGATCAACAGATGGCACACAAGAAGCGCTTCGCAAGCTCGGCGTTACGGTTTACGATATTACTGTTAGCCCTTGGCGCTTTGACATGGCTCGTAATGCGGCGCTATCGCTCGTACCGCAAGATGCAGATGTCTGCGTAATCCTAGATTTAGACGAAGTACCGCAGGCTGGCTTTTTCGATAAAGTCCGAAAAGGCTGGAAGAAGAATGCCAATGTCGGTTGGATAACAATGGATACCGGCTCCACATGGCACAGAGATAGATTACATTCTCGCCATGGATGGCATTGGAAGTATCCATGCCATGAGGTACAGCTTTGGTACGGAGATGGCGAAGCCAAGTCCGTCAGTATTTTAGATGCGGTTATCAAGCATCAGCCAGATGATTCAAAGTCTCGTTCACAGTATCTTACTCTGCTAGAGCTGTGCGTCAGAGAGTATCCCGATGATCCACGAATGTGGACATATATGACCCGTGAGTATTACTTCCACGGGCGTTGGGAAGATGTCGTTACCGCAGGTAAACGCCAGCTTGAGCTTCAAGGCTGGGATGTCGAACATGCAGCAACATGCCGGTGGGTAGGTGAATCACTGCACCAGCTTGGCAAAGCTGACGAAGCAACTGAATATTACGATAAAGGCGTAGAGATTCTGCCCCATGAGGGCGAACCGCATTATGGCGTAGCCATAGACGCTTATCGTAGACAACAATGGCAAAGGTGTTTAGATGCCTCTCTTAGTGTTTTGGACCTTCCTCGCTCCGTCCATTACTGCTACGAATCTGCCGTCTGGGATTGGAAAGCCTACGACCTTGCAGGCGTTAGCGCATACAACCTCGGACATGTTAAAGAAGCCTTAGTTTTTGCCAAAGAAGCGGCTAAAGCAAACGGGCCTGAACAAGACCGTATTCAGCGGAATATAGACTTTATGGAGAAACTATTACATGAGCGAGCATCAGCACGAGCAAGGACCAATTAGCTTTGGATTCAACGACAAGCATGACTGGATTCCTATTTACACTTGCACGGTCTGTGGCTACACAGATACTGAACCTTTCCCGTCCGACATTGAAGAATCGGATCATCTTAACCATACTGGTTATGTCGATGGCTGCTTTGCTTGTAAGCTCCTTACACTCCAAGTAAATACCGGAGACGCAGGACGAGCCGAGAATATGTCGGCTAAGAGATGGGATGGCGAACTTAACGCCTATGCCGCAGCTAGGTCTGAAGGCATCCAACCCGCAGGTACAACTATGAGAGCCGTGCAAGAAGCACGAGCTGCTAGTGACAAGCTAGGCGTTGCATACAACGCTGAGTCTATGCCAGCGGCTACAAAAATTACGAAGCAGACGGCTAACGTAATGAAAGAAACAGGAGCAATCTAATGGCAGCAGCAAAAAAGGGTATGGGCTTTGCCGCAGCGCAAAAGTCTATTGCCAAAAAGTCTGGCGTTTCCATGAAGTCGGCGGGAGCAATCCTTGCTTCATCTACTCGCAAGGCTAGCCCAGCGGCTAAGAAGGCAAATCCAAATTTGAAGAAAGTCCTACCAGCTAAGAAGGGTAAGTAACATGTGCAAAGAATGCGGATGTAACAAGAATGCAGTTGGCAAGCTCAACGACAAGTTGACCGGCAAGCCAACCAAGACTCCATACGGTGAGTATGAAGGTGTCGGCGGCACCAAGAACAAGTAATGGCAAAGACAATCAAGGTTGGTGGTAAGACTCACACCATTACCAAAGATGTGGTTGTCAAGCACAAGAGTGGCAAAGTTATTGACCTAACCAAAGTGGCTGGAGTTAAAACCATTGCTGCTGGAGTTAAGGCTACAAAGAAATACCATTCCAAGAAAGGCAAGTAAATGGCAAACTACGGCGGTTTATCTACGGTTTATCACTTAAACCGTTTGGCTGGCACCATTGTTAATGGTGTGCCACAATATGATATAAATGGTGCTGCCCGTATTTGGGCGTACAATGTTACAAGTCAAACTTACAACAGCGCCGTAGATGCACTTAATCATATTTATGCTTTTCGTAATGGAAGTGTAAATTATCAAAAAGATTTACAAGGTGCGTTAAATTTACTTGCTGGTACATACGGTATTGGCGAAGCAGAAGCAGCAGCAAGGATTGCATCGTGACACAATTTATCGACGTTATCAACGAAACGCTTTTGGCTTTGACGGGTTACACCAACCGTCAGGATCAGGCGACTTACCTTACCTCTGCGCTAAGCGCCACAGCAACTTCTTTCCAAGTTGCTGACGGAACCGTGCTTACCCGTGGCTTGGTGGAAATTGATGACGAGCTTATCTGGGTAGATTCCTTTGACCGTACTTCTAATACGGCTACTATCCCCGCCTATGGCAGAGGCTTTCGTGACACTGTAGCTACAAGCCATACGGCTGGTACTCGTGTAACCATTACGCCATCCTTTCCGCGTAGTGTTATCCGGCGAAATGTTAACCTTGCCATTGATGGTGTTTACCCAGATTTGTTCGGCACCTACTACACCACTTTTACTTGGCAAGCGGCTCGCACTACCTATCCGTTGCCACAAGAAGCAATCGATGTTCTTGGTTGTTCATGGCAGACCATTGGCCCATCTCGTGAATGGTTGCCAGTGCGCCATTATCGCATTGACCGTATGGCTAATCCTGCTACATGGAATACAGGCAAGACCATCTCTATTCGTGAAGGTATTATTCCTGGTCGTACTGTGATGATTACCTATACCAAGAAGCCAACAACGCTTCAGTATGACTCAGATGATTTTTCATCTTTGACAGGATTGCCAGATTCAGCCCGTGAAGTAATCGTTCTCGGTGCTGCTTACCGTACCGCCATGTATCTGGATATGGGTCGTGTACCTGCCGCTACTGCTGAAGCAGATGCCATGCAGGCTAATGATCCGATTGGTTCAGCTACCAACATTGGTCGAATGATTCAACAGCTTTACCAGCAACGCCTTCTGGTCGAAGTGCGTCGCCTTCAAGAACAATTCCCACCTCGCACCCACTACACAAGCTAAAGGAATCACATGGCTACTCGTCGCTATTACTCCGCCAATGCGGTTGATAACACTGTATCGGCTGGCATCACTAGCAGCGCAACAAGCGTTACGCTGTCAACCATTCCAGTGGGTTTTCCATCTTCCTATCCTTACGTCTTGGCGTTGGATTACAATACCGCTTCTGAAGAATTGATTTTGGTTACTGGCGCCTCTGGCGCTATCCTTAGCATCACTCGTGGATTTAACGGTTCGGCTCCAGCGGCTCACAATGCCGGTGCAGTTGTTCGCCACGTTCTTGTTGCTCAGGACATGACTGACTTTCAGGATCATGCTGCTGCAACAACAGCACATGGAATTACCGGCTCTGTTGTAGGCACAACCGATACTCAGACCTTGACCAATAAGACCATTGCGGCAGGATCTAATACCATCACAGGTATTACTGTTCCCATCTCCACAGGTGTTACTGGCTTGGGAACTGGCGTAGCCACATTCTTGGCTACCCCATCATCGGCTAACCTTGCTTCGGCCGTTACAGACGAGACAGGCTCTGGCGCACTTACCTTCGCCACAAGCCCAACGCTGACAACACCTATCTTGGTACAAGGCACATCAACACCAACCTTCTCTACCAACGCCTACACCTTGCAGTCAACCGATGCTGGTCAGTTTTTACTGGCAAGCAACTCGACAACAGCTGGTACGGTCAACATTCCTACCGATGCTACCTACGCCTTTGCTACAGGTACACAAATCCATATCCAGCAAACAGGCACAGGACAGCTCACCATTCAGGCAGCTACCGCTGGCACAACTACA